TCGTTTTATATGCCCAACCTCTTGTCGAATCTACATATACTAATGTTACTGCTTGACCATCAGTGTCTAATATTAGATTTGAAGTTCCTGAATTAATTGGTTGTCCATTTCTATCAAAAGTTAAATTGTTAGAATTGAAAGTTCCTCTAGTATCAATTACAGTAACTTCATCTCCAACTGCTGGAGAAGAAGGTAGATCTATTTCTATTGGGTTGGCTGTTGTATTTGCAAAGATTTGCGCGCCAGCTACTGCAGCGTATGGACTATTAGAATCAGTTATTGTAGCATAACCTTTTTCTAAAATAGTCATAACTGTTTCTGTGCCATTTGATCTACAAAGAACAGTTGCACCTGGTGGTATTTGCGTAGTAGTACCACTAGCTGTTAATACTCCAAGTGTTCTATTTGATGTGCCTCTAACAGTGTCATCTTTCATAACCCATACCCTAGTTACACCTGAACCTGAAGGCATAGTAATAGTTCTATCTCCTGCTAAAGTTCCATGTAATCTTAAGTATGCGTTTTTACCATTAGACGTTGCACCATCTGTAAGTAGTAATGTAACACTACCTGAAGCTAAATCGATATCTTCTACTCCAGATGATCCTTGTTCCAAGATCTGTAAATTTGTATTAGTGATTCCACCCCATTGACCAGCTTTTTCACCGGTTGTGATAATCTCTAGTTTTAAATCTGATGAAAATGTTGATGCCATATTAATTTGTATCTATTGGTGTCCAGACCATTGTTACGCCTGGAATTATCTCACTCCATGTTATTGCCGCAACTTCACCTGTAGCTAGAGTTAAATCAGCTCCTGTAGGTTCTATATTTGCGTCAGCAGTTATTGTAACACTTCCTGTGTTTAACGTCAATTGGTTTACAGAAGGTGTAATATCAACACTTGTAGAAGCATCAGCTGTTCCTGTATTTAGAACAACCTGACTACCAGTAGGAGATACGTTAGCGTCTGCTGTAATTGTTAGTGTACCAATACCTAATGTAAGTCTATTTGGATCTGGAATTTCTGTAATAGAATCTGCTGAAATACCAGGATTACCTATACTTATTGTAAGTGTATTTTTTATTACATTAATATTTACGTCAACGGCTGTTTGTGCTGTTGCAAATGGTAATGCTGATATTGCGTCAAATCCTAAACTCATAAATAATCCTTAAAAGGAGACAGGGGGTATGTGGTG